ACTATCACCTGATATAAAACTATGTCCTCTATCTATCTGTAAAACATTATTATCTGTGTCCGCAGAGAAAAATGATGAACCACCAACACCACTTAATAGTGTTGATAGTTTAATCTTACTTGTTGTTGTCTCCCCACTATCAACTATGACGAGTAAGTCATTATCGGTCTTACCTGTCTGTTCGGGAAGTTGTGGGATTGTCTTATTCGCCATATCTTAAATTATTATAATTGTGTTATTACAACTGAAAAACCTTTGTCTTCCAATTCTGATTTTATTTTTTCATTACTAACCAATAATAAATCACTACCATCAGTCGTTCTGTCGTAATCAAATGTATATTTAATATTTACACTATAATCCAAAGGATAGTTTCCATTAGTATATGCGTTTTCATCTAACCAATATGATACTATTGTTCTAATTTCATTACCTGAAGTGGTTAGAGTTGGATTTACACGAGCGTATGCGGAGTTAAGAACCACCCCACTACTTAATTCTATTGTGCCTGTTATATTCAAAGCCATTTTATTGTTTGTTTAATTTGTTTTATTTATAAAGGAAACCAATCAATATTGTCTCCCCCTTGAGTTATTATTAAGTCACCATTCTGTGCTTCAATATGATAGAATACAGGAGATGGTGTCGGCGTTGGAGTTGGGGTAATAGTTGGGGTTGGGGTTATTGAAGGACTTATCACAGGTGTTGGTTCTTCTCCTTTACCACCTTTGCGTGGATAATATACCAATAGACGATTATAGTCATTGACATTAGTATATTCAAATATGGTTGGCTTAAAATCTTTATCTAAATAAGGCATATTATCTAATTTAATAAAGGGGGAGGCACTACACCTCCCCCATCTATCTTATGATGAGAAATTACTCTCTATCAACTGAAAGATTTGTACCACTTAAGAAAGTAGCCAAATCAGATGAAACATCCATTTGAGGAATGCTTCTTAACTCATCACCTGTGAAGGTGAGGTCATACAACTGACTATCACCAGGAACTGAACCTGAATTGATTGTAGCAGTTGAGATATACATACCACTTGGTGAAGCCAAGAAGTATTTTCCGCTCTTTAGTTTGACAATAAACACCGAACCTACACTCTTAACCAATTCTTGGTATAACTCTGTATATTCTTGAGCCCAACCAGGAATTTGGAATTGTAATGAAGGAACAAATGTGAATGACAAACTGGCGGTATTAACATTAACCTCTTCAGATAAGACAGCCGCAGAGTTTCTAACCAAATCAACTTTCTTGAATACACCGACAGCATCAGAGTCAATCGCAGTGATTTCTCCACCCGCAGCATATGTGATTGCTGATAGTTCAATAGAAGAACCTGTAGTTGTCAAAACCCAAAGGTCGGAAATACCTGGTGTGTTATTAACACAAGCGTTTAAGGTAAGTCCTGTTGTAATTACGCAGTTATTAGCCATTTTACTATTTGTTTTAATTTGGGTTTATTACGAAATTCTAACACAAAGTTCAGGGAAGAATACAACTCCACCTGCTCTCCATTGTAAAGAAATTCTGTATTGTTTATTGTCCTTACTGAACCATGCGTCAGCGTTAGAAGAATCTTCCAACAAGTCACATCCGTAAGCCAAGTTCTGACCATAAGTCAATAATGCTCTACCCGCACCAATCTCTGTAGAAACAGCCATTGTGTTGGTCGCTGGAATCATAATTGCCCCAGGCATTTGAGTTTGACCTTCAACAGTGTACGCGTAAAAATTTGCATCTCTTAACGCCAACAACAACGCTTGATAATCACCTCTGTTCAAGAACAAAGTAGTTGGTGAGAATTGTAAAGCGTCAGGTAAGTTGGTGATATAAGTATCAACAACAGTCAAAGCATTTGATGGTGTCATAGCAGTGTATGTCACATTGACAGTTGATGCTGATGCTGTATCCAACTGCTCTAAAATACCTGAAGCACAATCAGCAGCAGATGTTGCTTGCCAGAACTTTCTTTCAGTGAATACTGCCGCTTTTGCTGCCATATCATTTATGAATCTTTCTTCAGCACCTGTAGTTTCATTGTATGAACCAGGTTGTAAGCGAAGACCCATAATTGTTGAAGACAACTGCTCAGGGCAATATCCTTTGTTTATGTTGTAGTTACAAACTGTTAATTGTTTTTCAGTCATTGTCACGTCACCGAAAGTGGTGCCACAGTGACCAGTTGTTGCGATTGAGTCAATATCACCAGTGTTGAAAATTGGAACGTATTCTGCGTTTTTGATATTAGGGAATACAGAAACAACTTCAGCGAGGTTTGAACCAATAACAATTTTAGTCAATAATTCAGTTTCATTTGCTGATACGTAATCTGACATAGCAGAAATATCAAAACTGAACTTTTCCTTTCTTAAGTTACTCATTTTTAGTATTTTTTATTTTCTTTAAGTTTATTTATCATTCCAACTCTCCAATCAGAAAAGTTCTCTTGTAATTTTGTTTCTTTCTTCAATGGGGGAATGGACTCACTCTTTTTGAATTGGTTGTAGTCAGTTTCCAATGTGTTAAATTTCTCATTCAAAGATTGAACCTCTGTGTTAAAAGCCATTAACAAGTCGTGGATTGCTTCCTTAAGTTCAGTGATTTGTCTTGTTGCTTCATCAAAATCTTCAGATGATTCTGTGTCATTTGACATTTCCTCATCTTCTTTTGCTTCTTCAACGACAACCTCTTCTTCTTCAGAAGGCTCCTCACGAATTTCAACCAAAGTTGATTCTTCATCCAATACAATTTCTCTATTGTCTTCCAAACGATGAGTTCCAGCAGGTGCTGGTTCAAATCCTTCTTCTGTTTCAATATAGATTGTATCACCTAAAGTCAATTCTCCTTCAGATTGGTTTGATATAAATACCTCACCACCCTCAAGAGCGACCCTTTCAAATTCAACTTTGGTTACTTCGTCATTAAACTTATAACCCACAAGTTCTGCGATTTTGCTTAACGCTTCATTATAACGCATTATTTTTGTGATTTATAAAAATTGTTTATGATAGTTTTAATCTCATCCATAAATACTTCGTCATCGTTATTATACAAACTATTTGTGACATTAATTAAAACATCGTGTGCTTCACAAGGCATGAATTCACCAGGTCGGTGTTGATGGACTCCAACACATCCATACTTTTCCAACCCGTATTTTCTCGCTTCTTCAGCATTATCAAAGATTGGCAGACCATCAAGTTCCCCAATTTTTTCCATATTTGTTGAGTTGAGATTACCAGGTCTTGATAGGAAATTTCCTTCAAGTGATATTCCTGTTGTCTTATTTGATAGAACATATTTCTCAAACATTTGTTTATTATCCCATTTGATTGTTGCCATCCAAGTTCCCTTATTGACCTTGAATCCCATCTTGGTTGCTTTATCCATTTCAGGGTCATCAACAATCCAACTTTCATAGACATAACCTCCATTTAATTTTAGACCAGAATGTTCATAATTAAAGGATTTGTGTCTATCCTGTTTGAAGAACTTTCTCGCCATCTTTTTGATGGTGTCCTCACTGAAGAAAACATAGTATATTTCCCCAATTTCGTCCCTTCTGGCAATGTATCTATTTGGCTCCATAACAACTGTTGTCACCTCATAGTTTAACTCATCAGCAAAGTTCTGTGACAACGGCAAGATATTGTCAGGGTATTGGTCAGTCCAGGGATATTGTTCTTCATAACACTTCATTCTTGACTCTTCTTCACCATATCCTTTATCCAAATATCCTTGAACGCAACCCATTCTATATTCATATCTCTTGGTGAGTTCTTCTTGTATTTGTCTTAACTTTCTTTCACTCCAATCTTTCGCTTCCTGACCACCCCATAACATATATGAAATTGTTCCACATGCCTCTGTGTCATTGGGGTCATAATATTCTTCCGCTCTTGATAGATATGAATACATTCTGGCTATGGTCTCCTCTGAAATGGGTTCTCCTTGTGCCAATTGTTGTGCTCTGACCTTACCTGTCTGTGTGGCACACTTGTTATTTACCTCCTCGTTCAATCTAATCCCTCTGGCAGCATTATCTCTTATCACTTGGGGGTAGTCATCATATGATTCAAATTCTTCCATTTTAACCCCGTGTATGACCTTCACCTCTTCGTTGAAATAATTGTCATTTTCTGGTATTCCTCCAATAAATCCTCTAACACCTTCAAACTCAATTTCACATATTGCGGTCGCATCAGGTTCTCCCTCAAATAAGGCTTTGGGTGATGAATAAACAACCAACCCTTCCAATAGACCAATTGCTCCATCTTGTGAGTTCATATAGATTTTATATTCACTTATTCCA